TTTGTGTGGAGATTACCTATAGCTTTTGCTTTACTGTTTATTGGTACGCCTATATATTTGTTTATAAATTTTGTCTTCAATTGCAGCTTGGGAATTTTTATATTTCTTTTTCAGACTTTTGTTCCTAATAAAGATAAATATTTGATATATATTTTCAATAAATCATGGAGTTTGTTGTTGTGTATAATGCGGAGACTCAGTCAGCGGCTATTATCAAGCCGACTTATGAAGAGCGTATTAACTTAATGTTGGCAGATGAAGTACCAACTTTAAATGACTTACATGATTTTTATCTTCAACAACAAAATACTTTACGACATCACGTTAGAGTTGCTGAACGGGAAGATGCTGACTTCAGTGAGTTAATTGATTATTGTCGAGATGTAGGCTTAGAGTGCAATTACGATCGTACTAAACATCCTAGGATCGCGTCTAGTTTGTATAAGAAATTGCGCCAATTAATTCATGTATATTATTGCCTTCGATCGGGTAAAGATAGTTGTTTGCGTATATTCCCAGAAGATTATTTGTTCAGCTCGCATGTATTTTCATTTAGAGATATGAAGCGTAAACGTTTAGTTTATTTGTTGTATGGACATCGAAGTATGTTTAATGTGGTTCATTGTGTGCCAGAAACTACTATTGAAACGGTGCATGGACCTGGTGATGAAACTCAGGATCAGGCAAGTAATGTGATACTGGCATCGCAGAGAGAAGATCCTGTTATTGCAGTAGCAGCACCTTCAATACGTTGGTCACAATATTCATCTAATGATGTAGTTGATAGTTATTCCACTGTTACAGACAGATGGTTCAATATAGGAACCACAGAGTGGACAACTAATCATAAACCAGATGATGTTGTATTTCAAATTAAAGATGGGAAAGTTAAAAGGGCGCCTATTCTACCGTATGATGCGGTATGGAATGCCGATACAGAAGTGTGTGATATGCCTAATTTAATCCCATTTAAGGTACATTGCTATTGGCGGGGTGATATGGAAGTTAAAGTTCAAGTGAATAGTAATAAATATCAAATTGGTCAGCTGCAAGTAAGTTTTTATCACCAGGCCGATTTAGTTAAGGGTATGTTAGATAAGTGTAATTATTGGACATTATCACAAATGAAACATGCAGTTGTTAGTGCTTCAGCTTCTAATACTGTTACATTATATATACCTTATAAGCACGCTTATCCTTTCATACCATGTAGGGCTGTGCCAGAAATTAGTAGTATTCGAGGAATAATGAATATGGGTAGGTTATATATTAAAGTATTAAATAGGCTTGCGACAGTGACCAATGGTCCAGATAAATGTACTATAACAGTCGCCATTAGGTTTACGAATTCGGAATTTTCAGGTACATGTTGTGGCGCATATTTTGCTAAAGCTGAAATGGATTTTGTTACAATGGCTGGCGCTATGAAATTGTTGGATACTGTTATGCCAGATAGAAATAGAGATTTGCCTCCATTAAATGTTCCTCCGACATATGTGGTTCCTACTGCCTCGCACTCTTGGGCTCATGGGAGTGGGCAAGCTCACCCTGTACATAGTTTAAGGCTGGATTCTAGAGGACAGACGCATCATCCGCCTGCATGTGATTCTGACGTATCTATTACTATTAGTGAATCGTCAGCTGTATATGCGTTAGTTGATCAATTAAGTTGGAGTACACAGGATGCATCTGGTAAACAGTTAGCTGAATATCCAGCAACACCATTTCTATGTAGTTTAATAGAAGAAAATGGTTTTAAAAGTAAATATGCCGTACCTCCATGTGGCGTAATAGCTAGTATGTTTAAGCAATGGCGAGGTTCGTTGGAGTTTAAGTTCGAAATAGTCGCTTCTCAATTTCATACTGGGCGAATTATGATTGGTTATGTTCCTGGATATGTGGAAAGTACAATCATGAAGAAAAAGCCAATGTCGATGAATAGATTACGTGCAAGCCCATATATAGTATTTGACTTGCAGGAAGAACGTTGTTTTACATTTGAAGTTCCATATGTGTCGTATAAACCTTGGTGGCCTCGTCAATTGGGTACTGATTTTGCAACAACGAAACAATTGGCTCCTAGTAGCGTATTTATGTATGTACTTAATCCTTTGGTAATAATGGATTCGATTCCAGAGAAAGTGTATATTAATGTGTATTTAAGAAGTGGAAAGTCTTTTGAATGCTCAGTTCCTGTGCAGCCATCATTTGGTTTAACTTGGCACGATAAATTTGCTTTTAATAAGGATGAGCAACTGTTGGCCATTAAGGGATATGCGCCATATTATTGTGGTAATTGGCATGAATTGGGTGACAGTAAAGTGTTGGTTATGCGATGGGGAACTCTAAGTGATCAAATAGCGCAGTTTAATACTCCACATGTTGAGGCTTTAGGACCAGATATAAAAGCAATATTTTATACTTATGAAGATTTACAGAGTGCGCCTAGATTCAAGAAAGATACAGGTGATTATCCAGTACAATATGTGGTCGTAGCCTGGCACTCCTCCGGATATAATATAGGTATACCTTGTAGTTCACCTCAACGCGCCCGTACTTTGGCGTATAATATTTATGCTTTAAAGCTAGCTTTAAATGATCAGAAATGTGTTGACCAAATGATGCATCAGACTGATACTAGTTCTAATACTTATAGTAAAGGAAACCCTGCATTATTGGTACAATATGTGCGAACTGCGGAAACTGCTGAAGGTTTTGAATTTATAAACACAATACCTGAAGGAGAAGAAGTTGATGACACAACTAAATTAGATCTTACCAGGACTTTGGCACGCAGTAATCATGGACAATATTTTTTTGGGGAAAATTTTAATGATCTTAAAAATTATATGCGTAGATACCAGTTTGCTGGTCAAATAACTATAGATGAGAATATTGATCGTGATGTTTCTAAGTGTGCGTTTTTCTTTCCAGCGTTACCACAGGGTTTGGAACTAGATGTTGGTGTTGATGGTGATGTGAATGAGCTTTCTAATAGATGCCGTGAAGGATATATACCATTAATATCTAGTGCATATCGTTATTATCGTGGTAGCTTACGATATAGGTTAGTATTGCCTAGAGAAATAGATATGTTAGTATGGATACAACATCGTCCTGATAGGGTATATACTCGTCGTAAGGTACAATTGTGTACATCTGTGGAAACGTCTCAATCGGTGTATAACCATGGATATGGTAGTTATATACAATTTGCTAAAGTTAATAATGTAGTTGAATTTGAAATTCCATTTTATAATGATTCATGTTATAATTGGTTACAAAATCCTGTTGATAATTTGGATAATGGGCATAAGTTAGCGATAACGTTAGGTGAGGTGGCTGTTGGGCTACAATTGTCTCACGATGATTTAGCTAAGATTAAAGGAAAAACGATATCTATATATTACGCTTTGGCGGATGATATGACGTTTACACATTGGGTTGGTTTTCCATTATTATATATGTTAGAGAAGATACCGGAACGTAAACCACGCAATGTAGATGCAGTTAAGAGTGCAGCTAGAGTAGTTCGTGCTATACCAGAAACGGTATATTGCGTGCCTGAAGGTTTAGGTGATTTTTGTGCAAATAAAATTAAAAATTTAGCGCGCGAAACCGTTGATGAAATTAAAGAGGAAACGACGGAGGATATAAAGAAAAACGTAGGTGATATGGTTAGTGATGTGGTAGAAACTATTAAAAAGAAACATTTAGTAGCGGATCCAGTCTCACTCTCTATGGTTGTGTCTCAACTAGGACATATAGCTTTGCATCCTACAAAAAGTACAGTAGCGTGGTCTTTGGCTAGTGTCTTAATAGCTATGGGATTATTTGCATTTTCATCAGTTAAATTAGTGTATGATGCTATATTGGCATTTGGAAAGAAATGGCTACCTTCTGAGCAACCGAATACAACACAATCAAATAATGCGTGTTCGGATGTTGTGAAGTGCCAGGCTCAAGCACCAACTTTGTCAGAATATGATGAGGAAACAACGCAGTGGTTGGGCATTTTATGGATGGGTGTCACGAGTGTGTTAGGAGTGGCAACGCGTAAACCTACTAATACCCAAGAATGGCATAAGTTAGCTACTCAAGATTTGGGAAATGGTTTACGTAGTAGTAATGCGTTTATGACTTTTATTAGGAACACTTTTGGTGTTCTTAAAAAAATGTTTAATTATATATTAGGAAGAACAGATGCTACATATGCACTATGTCAAAATTTGGAGTCTCATCCTGAAGTTTTTAAAGCGTGGGCGCGTGAAGTGTGCTTTTTAACGGATCCATTATCAAAGCGCAAATATGTTGGTAATTCAACCTACAGTGCAAGAGTTTATGAGGCTACGTCATTTGGCCAATTATTAATAAGTGATATTGCTGGCGAATTGAGAACTGAGAAAAACACGGCAATAGCCATGAAATTATATGATAAAATAGCGTTATTACGTGAAGAATTGATAGTTATTGGTAATAACCCTTATGTTCGTAAATTGCCATTCACTATATATGTATATGGGCAACCTGGAATAGGTAAATCGCATTTATCTACAGCAATATGTGCAAAATTATTAGCTAGTATGAAAATACCAATTGGTACTGCTGGTATGAAGTGTACTATTAACCCGCAATCTGATTTTTGGGACCAATGTGAGCATCAACCTGTATTAGAGATAGATGATATTTTTGCTGTAAGTACACCTTTGGCTTTAGAAAAACAGCTATGCACATTATTTCAAGTTTGTTCACCTGTAGTTTTGTCTCCACCAAAAGCTAGTTTAGAAGATAAGAAAATGCGATATAATCCTGAAATATTTTATCTAAATTCTAATAAAAGTTTTCCAAAATATAATAATGTTAATGATGAAGCATTGTGGCGTAGACGGGATGTGTTAATTGAAGCTAAATTGAATGACAAGCCAGGTTTGCGTAAGGGGTGCCCCCATTGTGACCCAGACGCTATAAAATTACGTAAGGGTGGTACTTTGAACCTTGAAGATATTGATCCTAGATATTTGGATGATTATCATCATTTAGAATTTCGTTTTCATAGTAATCCACGAGATATTAATGCAGAATGGGGAGATTGGTTAAGTTTTAAAGACTTTGAAAAAATATTAGTTAAAAAATTTAAGCAAAATAGAGAACGTGAACATTATAATTTTACTAATCGAGTACGATTATGTGAATCAATATCGACGGGATTTAGTGTATTGGATGGTACAGATATCACAGAAGCATATGAACGAGTTAAACAAGCTAGATTGGAGAGTTATCAGAAAATGGCGGAAAGTACTTTAGCTAATGATGCGCGAAAATTATGGGATGCTATGCGTTTAAAAGGTAAAGATTCGGTTACAGAGTCATTTACCAAATTAATTAGAGATCCTTTGTATATGTTTAGACATGTTCCGAAGTCTTCATTTCAGTTAGATGTTGTTCAGCAAGCTGAGAAGGACTTAGTTAACGCACCGTCTACTAGTGCCCTACCAGAAACTATAGAAGATGATAACTATAAATTTAATATACCCGATGATAATGATTTAAGTATGGTACCTTTTTCATTGGCAGAAAGTATAATGTGTTCAGCTGAAGCTGGCGAAGTGCATCATCCAACATATAAGCAGGAAGGTGTAAATCTATTGCTTAATGGCGAATTTATATCTGAGCTATCTGGTAATAAGATTAGAGAAGTTGCACATAATATAACGGATAATGGAATGTGTTTTACAGATTGGGTTAAGACCCATCTTGCATTGTTGGAGTATAATAAAAAACATAAGCTAAAACGATGTAAAGATATGTATGATATTATTCAATTAGTCTTGAGTGCAAAAGATAATCCTACTTATTGTGCGCATGAAGGCGTTAATCTGTCAAAATTGGATTTTTTAGATAAAAAATTACGTACTATAGAGAATGATTATGATTGGCAACAGGATTGTGCAGGTCGTTGCATTTTTGATTCGCCATTCTTGAAATATCTTTGGTATCACGCTTGGCTTAAAATTAATCCTACTATCGCTTTAAAAGTTCGTTGTAAAAAGAAAGATTACGTTCCAACTTATTTTATATCTAATGATCATATGTCATTATTTGATGTGAATGGGTGGTTTGATGGTTTACTGCTGCGAATGCGTATATTTTGGGAGGATCATGCTAAGCCTTTGTTTAAGACATTATATAATTGGCTTACAAGATATATCCCAGAGATCCTAATTGCTATAACATCTATGGCAGCTTTATTTATTCCGGGGATGATGATGTATAACGTAGTAAAACGGCCCCATGTTTTGGTAACACCAGATCCTGAATTACAAGGTAAAATAAAACCTATTGTGGACGCGCATTATCACGGTAAGCCTGATGTCATCGCTCCTGTAAGTAATAGGGTGCAATGGACAGAAGCTGAAAATTTGAGATATGATTATCAAACACCGATTAAAAATCCACCGAAACATATACCAGTAGCTTTTGCTAAGCCACAATCTAACTTACCACAAATTGAAGTTGTTACGAAACTTATTCATAGGAATACATTTTTCTTACATTGTTATATAGATGATAGACATATAGTGGCCATGCGTGGTGTGGTTATGGCAAATCGTGAAGCCTTAGTACTTAGACATTATATTGAACAAATAAAAGGTTTACAAGAGCGATATAAAGAACATTTGAAAATTACGTTTACATGGCATCAACAACAGTATGAGCGTATGAATTGTAAAGAATTGGAAATAGATTTTTTGAATTGTCGTATTATATATTATGGATCGACTGATTTGTCAGGTTGTGCAATGTCTAACTTATGCATTGTTGAACTGCCTGCTAGAATACCGGAAAGTAAGTCGCTTAAGAAATTTGTTTGTGCTGAGGCTTCACATTGTAGAGCAGGAACAACAGGGCGATTGATTGAGCCTGGTACACATAATATCTTACAGCTTAAGATAGATTATAATTCTAAAATGCCATATGTTATAGAACCATACGGTGATACTAAACAAGTAAACATGTTAAATGTCTATACATATGATTATCATGCGCAGGGCGCGTGTGGTAGCATATTGTTAGCTGATAATTTAGAACAACCAATTGTGGGGATTCATGTTGCTGGTACTGTCGGCAAGGGGTGTGGCCGTGGTGTTGCGGAGCCTTTATCGGCTGAGATGATGGGATGCATGCCTAAGCAGAGGCTAGCATGGCACCACGATATTACACAAATGCCTGCTGAGTCATATAATGAAGGAGAGTTTGATCTTGATACTGTTGTATATCCGCATGGCAAAGTACTTCCAGTGTTAGCGCAAGCGCAATCTCATCAAACGAGAATAGTACCCTCACTTATACATGGTGTGTTTCCAGTTAGAACAGCTCCTAATCCTCTAAGTCCATCTGATCCACGCTTACCTAAGGGTAGTCACCCATTGCATGATGGTTGTAGAAAGCATGGTTTATTAACTAAGGATTTTCCTACTAATATAGTTGAAGAAGCTTACATACATCTTAGAGATAAGTTACTAACCAATGTTATTCCAATAACGCAAATGGTTGGAAAGCAGAGTATGCAAATTGCGGTTTGTGGAGATCCTAATGTTTCTGAATTTGATGCTTTGAACTTTAAGTCATCCCCTGGTTTTCCGTTAAACACTGAATATGCCAAGAAACAATTTGGAGCTGAAAAAGTGTCCGGAAAGAAATGGTTATTTGATTTAACTGAATGTGAGGAAGGATATAAATTAAATGGATTACATGCCGAATTAAGTAGATTGATTAACCAGACACATCAAATGAGAAAGAGGGGTATTAAACCATTCACTATATTTAATGATTGTTTAAAAGATACAACAATGCCAATAGAAAAAAATTCAATTCCAGGTAAAACTAGAATATTTTCAATTAGCCCTATACAGTATACTATTCCATTTAAACAATATTTTGGAGATTTTATGGGAGCTTATCGACGTGCGAATATATCTGCGGAACATGGCATAGGTATAGATTGTAATGGCCATGATTGGACGCGATTGGCAATGTTCTTGTCTAAATTTGGAGGGGATATTGTGACCGGTGATTATAAGAACTTTGGGCCAGGCTTAAATCTAGAAGTTGTTAAAGTAGCTTTACAGATTATTCTTGATTGGTATGAAAAGTATGAAAACGATTATGGTAAAGGTAGTAATACAGAAACAAAGGAAGAAAGGTCGCTAATACGCACAATAATACTATCTGAACTAATAGGAGCTATTCACATGTATGGTAATAATATATATAGAGTGGGGGCTGGTATTCCTTCTGGTTCACCTATAACAGATATTCTAAATTCGATAGTTAACTGTTTATACATACGTATTATATTCAAAATTGTTACAGGACTGGATATATCGCAATTCGATTATTATGTTAGACTTGTAACTTATGGCGATGATCTTATTATGAACGTAAACCCTGAAGTTTTAGATAAATTCAATGCAATAACGATAGGAGAAGCGTTTAAGAAATTTGATATTACGTTTACTGATCAAGATAAAGATGGTGTGATGGCCAAGAGTAGAACTATAGATACTGCTACTTTTTTGAAGCATGGTTTTGCAAGACATCCTACTAGAATAATGCAATTATTAGCTCCATTAGATAAGATTAGCATAGAGGGTGCTGCCAATTGGATATCTAGCTTAAATGATCCTATTGAAGCTACTAAACAAAATGCAATACAATGCTGTGAACTTGCTTATGGCTGGGGACCAGCGTATTATAATGAAATAAGAAATAAGTTAGTAAATAGTTTACAGGCTAAGCAAATAGATGTTGCTTTGCCTTTATGGATAAACTTAGATAAACGTATCTGGGATGATATTCCTATAATATCTACTCAGAACTGCGACTTAGATAATTAAGTTTGGATAAGTTGTAGTCAGGAAGGGGTGAACCCTTTTGATAGATCGTAAAAGCAGTGTGGATCGACCATCACTTTTGCCTATCACTTGGGAAGGGTTGAGTTGCCCGTAAAGGCTCTGCCCCACTGACTACTTTTTTATTTTAAATAAATTTAGTCGTAGAGTTAAAATATATGGTTGTAACTACTATTAAGGTTTCCTTAATATTTCCATAAATTTAAAAATAGTTAAATTTAAAAGTTAAAAAAAAAAAAAAAAAAAAA